AAAATCAGTATAGTATAAAAGTAATTAGAACTATTAGAAATAATGCTCTTAGTAAATTAGGATTACCAGCACTAAACGAATCAGATTTAGAATAATTTTTTCATAGTGTATTTTTCAGTAAATATCATTCCTTTATTTTCTCCTATTAAATCTTCTACTTTAAGAATTAATTTATTTTTTTTAATAGTTGCTGAAAGTATTTTATATTCATTACTATTTTTTTTAGGATAATCTATACTCAGATTCCTTTTTATTTTAGAAATCTGAGTTTTATTAGTAAATGTTCCATTATACGTCATTTCTAAAATTTCTTCTTCTGTAACTTGCATTTTTTCGATTTCGTCTAACCATTCCTGAGGAGGAGGAGGAAGTAAAGATAATTCATTTTCAGTGAGAGTGTTTGAGTAAGTCATATTTAGTTATAAACATATAAGGCGTCATTTGTTTAAGTAGTTTTAATTAAACAACATATTTAAATGAATGTGTGTAGATATGTTTAAAAGTCCCTTTAAAGTCCCCAAGTCCCCTTTTTTAGCGTTTTTCCAAAACCCTCGCGTAAAAGAGACATTTATAAATACTTTTCCAAAAACGCCAAAAAAGGGGACTTAGGGACTTTTTAGGGACTTTTGGGATTCTAAGATATCATTAATATCTGAAGTTAATTTTTTAATTTGCATTTTCAACGCCTTATTTTCCTTATGTAATACTCTAATATGAAAACTTAAGACGTTAAATGATTCTACTATATCTTCTAATATTTTCTGTAATCTCATATATATTTAGTTTAGAAAATACTAATAATATATTTTGTATAGTTATATGCCTAATTTAGTAACGGGAAAGTATATTAATGGTTTCAGTTCTTTTAATTGTATCTGCGGAAGCACTATTCAGAGCAGGAATATAAATAATCATTTTACTACAGCAAAACATACGAATTTCCTATTAAACTCTAAAGGATTACAGGACGAATACGAAGATATAACTGTAGAAAAAATAGCATTTAAACTCAGAACATATCGACAGAATGTTAAAAAAACAGAAAAGTTTAATATTCCTATGACTTTATATTTCGATTAAAACGATATAAATAAATGAAATCTTATATATATATATAAGCAAAAAAAATGGGTTTTTTACAAACATCTACTATTTATAATTTACCTAATAAAGAAGGAGCAATAGAAAATATTTTCGATAATGTATTATTACTTCGGGATTTTATGTATAAAATTCTAGAAAAATATATATTTATATATTATAAAAAATGATAAGTGAAGCAACCAGTGATTCAGAATTATTCGAAAGTAAAGCAGAAATAGAAATAGTTAAACCGAAGAAGGTTAAAAGGAAACTAACAGAAAAGCAATTAGCAAACCTTAAAAAAGGAAGAGATAAAATGAAAGCAAAAAGAGACGAATTAAAAAAGAAGAAAGAAGAGCAAGATAAAAAAGTAATGTTTAAGGAAGAGAAAAAAGCAGTTAAAGCAAATAAGAAAATTGTTAAAGAAGATACTATAAAAAAGAAAGCAAATACTAAGAAACAGGAACAAGCAGCAAAACACAGAGAGGAATTACTTCAGAAACAGATTGAAAGATTAGAAAATGATAAGAAGGAAATTCTATTAAAACACCAAGCAGAACGCCTTTCTAGTTTTGAAGATTTAAAAAGTAAATGGTTATGCGAAACAGAAAGCGTAGAAGATTACGATAAAGTTTCAGAAGAATTAGAAAGTATAGAAGAGGAAACAATTTTAGACGAAGAAAAATTAGGTATGACTTTAGAGCAGTTAATGTTAAAGTATAAAACACATAATTAAAAATATTTTATAATAATAATGACTACTAATTTAAAAGTATTAACCTTAAAAAATTTTGATAGTGAGACAGCAGGGGAAGTTGAAAATTACCCCCTACCCACAGTTCCCTTCTGTATCTATGCAATCGGTCGCGTAAAAGCGGGAAAATCTTTATTATGGATGAACCTTGCTCTAAATCCTGCTTTTAAATACAAGGATATTTTTAATGTTAAAATATTGATTAGTTCAACTGCTTTTAATGATAAAATCGCTAGACCTGTAATAAAGAATTTTGATTTCGTTTTCAGTGATTATTCAGAGGATTTACTTTCAGAAATTATCGATATGATCGAATCTGACGAAACAGACAATAAATATTTATTAGTATTAGAAGATATTATAGGTAATGTTAATTTTAAGAGAACAGGTAAAATAGATAAATTAACAGGATTAATTACAAAGTATAGACATATAGGAAATGAAAAAGTAGAAGGTAAGTTATCTCTTATTATTGTTAGTCAGGAGTTTAAATACTTGAACGTTATAGCAAGGCAAAACGCCTCAGGATATTTTTTAATGGGTGTTTCGCCTCACTCAGAATTAAAAAAAATGTCTGAAAGTCTTTCAGTTTTCGGAGGAAGTGAAAAGAAGTTTTTAGAACTTTATAAAGAATCTAAAAGAGTTAAATTCGATTTTATGTATTTAAGTATAGATTATTTAGAAGTATGGCGGAACTTCGACGTTAAGTTATGGAGTCAGGAAGATTTATATAAAGAACCTTTAAAAATTGAAATACCTAATAAATTTATAGAAAATGAAGAGGCGGTGGAAAATGAAGATAATAATAATAATTAATTATATATGAATATAACTGAAGATATAATAATTCATAATGAAAATTGTTTTGATGTCTTTCCAAAAATTGAAGATAAATCTATAAATTTATTTATCTTGGATTTACCCTATGGGCAGACTGCTTGTAAATGGGACACCATTATTGACCTTGAGCAAATGTGGAAAGATATTAAAAGGATTATGAAACCTAACGCCTTAATAGTTTTTTTTTGTACTGCTAAATTTGGTTATACTTTAATTCATAGTAATCCAAAATGGTTTAAATATGATTTGATTTGGAAGAAGTCAAGAAAGGTTGGTTTTTTATCTGCTAATAAAATGCCTTTAAGACAGCACGAATTGATATATGTTTTTAAAGATAAACAGGGAACATATCACCCACAGAAGACAGAATTAGAAAAACCGTATACAGATAAAAGAAATAGAAAAATACAAAATGTTTATGGAGAACAAGTACAAATATTTGAAACAACACACACACACGCACACCCAACCTCAATTATTGACCACGAAAATATATATGTATTTGATAATACAATAACTGATGATATCGAACTTTCAAGAAATAAGGATTTGAGGGAGTATGCGGAAAAAGTATTTGAATTTATTGGTAAGGGATTAAAAGCAATCAATAAAAAATTAGGACACAGAAGAGCAGAACATTTTTTTTATTTTAAAACTTCTCAATTTGGTTTAGCAACAAAAGAAACATATGATGAATTAATTAAAGAATATAATATTGATGAAATGGAGGAATATTTAGAATATGATATTTTAGAAGGTTTATGGGAAAAAGAACCAAGTTCAATATATAACCCACAGAAGACAGAGGGGACACCATATATTTTAAATGAAGTAAAACCAAAAGACGCTATGCTTTATGGAAAGCAAGAGGGAGTAAATCACAAAAGAGAAAACAAAGGAGACCGCCACCCAACATCAATTATTGACCATGAAAATATATACGTATTTGATAATACAATTACTGATGATATAGAACTTTCAAGAAATAAGGATTTGAGGGAGTATGCGGAAAAAGTATTTAAATTTATTGGGAAGACTAAAAAACAAATTATAAAAAAGATAGGGCAGAAAATAGACCATTTTTTTAGGTTCAAAAGTTCTCAATTTAGTTTAGCAACAAAAGAAACTTATGATTTTTTAATTGAAGAATATAATATTGATGAAATGGAGGATTATTTAGAATATGATATTTTAGAAGGTTTATGGGAAGAAGCAACATATAACCCACAGAAGACAGAGGGAACACCATACAAGACAATAGGAAAAGGAGAAGTGGGAATATATGGAAGTAAAAGAACGGATAATGAAAACAAAGGAGACCGCCACCCAACCTCAATAATAAATGAGATTCCGGAATATGAAGGGGACTCAATACTTGTTTATAAAAATCCACATAAGACAATACACCGGACACAGAAACCGGTTGAACTTTTAGAATGGTTAATAAAGACTTATTCAAATGAGGGGGACACAGTAATGGATTTTACAATGGGTTCCGGAACTTGTGGAATCGCCTGTATGAATCAAAAACGGAAATTTATCGGAGTTGAAATGGATGAAGAAATTTATGAAGCAGCAGAAAATAGATTTGAAGATTATAAAAAAAAATCTGTTATAGTTATATAATGCCTTATCATACTACAGAAAAGAAACCAGAAAAAAAGCAGAAACCTTTAAACAAACCGCAGAAACAATTAAACAAACTACAGAAAGAATATATGAAGAAACATTCTAAAGAACATTCACCTGAACATAATAAGGAAATGAAAAGACTTATGAAACTCGGATACTGTATAGAGCAATCTCATAAATTAGCAATGAAAACTATTGGAAAGTAAATTAATTCTTTCTCATTAGTTTAAAACGACTTAAAAAAATAAATCGTTCATAATATACAATGACAACTTTAAAAGGTAAATGTAAATCATATTATAACTTTCTCGTAAAATTT